CGAATCGCTCCGCGTATTGCCGCCAACTCAAGCAATTCCAGCTTGGTGAGGCGTTTCCCCCCGCGCAGATGAAACGGGCGGTCGTGCGCGTCCCACAGAAACCCTTCCGCGACATTCTGCCACCTGCTAGCGTGGTCTTTGTAATCCCCCTCTTGGTTGTGTGCCACCGGCACGTTCAAGGCTTGCTGCACCCAAAAGCTAATCGTAAGGTTGTTCATGCTACCTCCGGTTAAGTAGTCCAGTCCTAAACAGCTAAGCTATCCCAAGGTTCGAGATAGTCACCTACGAACTCGTACTCTGATGGTTCTGTGTAAAGCAGTCCATGCGGGTCATCTAGTACTGCCTGAACATGGCGCAGCGCATCGACTGCCAAGTCTTGGGGCACACACATTGGCATCCAGTATATGGATGGGAATTGCACCCGTGCCTTATCCACGAACAACAGCGAGGATGACAAGGTGCGGAATGAGTAGAACCAAGTCGGCACGGTCTGCCCTTGGTTTGTACCTACTACAAGGAAAGATTCGGGGGCAGGTCTAGATGATGTTGACATTGATAGTGTCCTTTTCTTCTTCTGCTATTGCCTCGGCTTTGATTGCCATTGCCGCGTAGCTGAACCATGCGCCCCACACAACACCACCCAAGAACAACATGGCGCTCACGATTGGCGCGGTATTTTCATGCGCTTCGGAAAAGATAAAGCAGGTAATGATGGTCAAAAGCATGGTGAATATGATGCGGAACATGGCTATCTCCTTAAGAATTAAGCTAAGTTATTGTGCCCTACTTGTAAGTTCATCTTTATAACACTGCCCTGTAGGGGTATTCGAGTTAGGGCAGTAAGTAACCCCTTGATTATCAAAGGAAAATAGATGGAAAAAGGGGGGTAAAAGGCATACTGCCCTAAGTTTGGAAAGACATACCCCAATTTGTAAGTGGCAGTAACTAACCGTAATGGCAGTAGCCAAATCTTACGATTAGTTATCGGTTTACAAAGGGGTATATATTATTTATAAATTAGGGCAGTTAGGGCACCATGCAGTTAAGTTCTTGATATTGCACTGGAATTACGGTGCCCGTACTAATTTAACGATTAGGGCAGTTAGGGCAGTGAGATCAACCTTACCTTTACCTTTTCGTCAATCAATAAAACCTTATAGGGCAGGGTAGTATTATCGCAGCTTAAGGCAATGTACCTTAAGCGTTAGTTAATAAATCAGCTTAAGGCAATGTACCTTAAGCGTTAACAAACGGAAAAGCCCCCATCTGTGGAAGCATGGGGGCGGGTTGGCGGTGCGGTGGTTACTCTGCAATGTTGATCTCGCAGCCATCCACCACGACAGCCTTCAACAGCATGGCGGTGGAATCTGTGCCCCACTCGATACGCTGCCCATCGGCGGTTGCCTTCTGAATACGCTTGATAAGACTGGCGACAGACTTAGCTACATCAAGGTACTCGGACGGGTCTTTCTCTTGCACGGCATCATGCCAAAGGTTAGCCGACAACACGGCATGAAGGGCATCGGCATCGACCAGAACATCATCGCGCTTAGCAAACTCCAAAGCCTTAGCGTCCTTGTTCCACTCAAACTTTCCGTGAGTGCACAAGTAAACGATAAGGCTAGTGCGGCGCGTACCGCCAGACAACGCCCCCACCAGCTTCATGCCAATGTCTGCATTGTTGTGCGTGTTGCAATGAAAAATTGCAGCCATTGCCACTTGCTGAATATCAGTATCCAGTTTTGCCGATCGCTTGGCGATACTGGTAATCATGGTGCTGGCTTTGGCTACTTCGAGGAATTTAGCTTTCATGGATATATCTCCAATAATTAGGCTGGGAATCAGCGGATGCTGACTCCCTAATTAACCCTAACTATCTAAGGTTGATTAGGGAGTCACTTACCGTTGCCAAAGGTAAGCCTAACCCTGCACCATAATCGGTGCGTAGGTTAGGGATAGACTCCCCAGCCTTACCTACCTGATTGGTAGGAAGCGGCACTGTCGTCAGGAAAATTCAGCCTGTGAGAACGACCCTCTATCTTTATTGCCAATCCGGTAATCCGGATGAGCGTACAGTAGATTATTGTGCCTACCTGAATTGATTAGTCCAATCGGACTGCGCTAACGCGCTCAATTCAACGGATAGAGATAATTCGGCTCTCTACCTTTGCCTACACCCAATTTTTCCGGAGGTCGCATTTCACCCCTAGGGTTTTCCGAGTTAACCAAGTCGCGGTTAACTGCCAAGTAGTTTGCGCACTTTGTAATCAACGATCGCGCATTGCGCATTGTGAGCGTATCAGTGGGCTACTTCATGCCGTACTGCCGTTTTCATCCTGCGGTTTTGTCCGTTTCCAATCGTCTATCTACGCTGCGTTCCCTACACTAGGGGGCTGCTGTAAAGCGCGGCGCGGCGTGTGTGTAGGATAGGGGCGGCGTGTGTGTGGATTTTTTGACCGACCGACCCCCCGCCCCACAGGGACACAGAGGCAACGCCCCCACCCTCCCACTGAATGGACTCTCATATATCCCAGCTACTTTTTTCACCCTATAAAGTTTAACTTTACTACCATTTTCTATAAACATCATGTATAGTTAAGGTATGCCCGATTACGATACGATCGCTCCCGCCGTTGATCTTGGGTTTGCATTACCGACTGGCCCTATCTCTGGCGTACCACCAACCTTGTCCGAAACGGATGCGGAGAAATTCCTATCCGAGTTCATTCGACAGAAGGCGTTGGTAAACGTGGATATACTGGCTGAGAAGTTGACCAAGAGAGCCGTTGATGACGCTGCCTCTGTTAAAACTTTGGTCGATGCGTTGGATGCCAACTACAAACTATCCGGTCTAGCTGCCAAGAACTTGGCAAAGGAAGTTGTCGGTGGCCTTGTATCCATCACGATCAACATGCCTTCTAAAAACTCTTCTCCTTTAGTAATAGAGAGCGCCAGCATGTCTTCTGATGAAGAGACTGTAGAAGAAGCAACCCTAGCTTTACCAGAGAAAAAGTACGCCGTACCAGAAGAAGTCGAACCCTTTGCTGACGATCCTGACGATGAGTAAAGTCTCAGCCAAGCACGAGATTGACTACACCACCACGCCCACGGGCGAAAAGTTCATGGCGGCTACCTCTTCGGTGCGCCTTATCATGGGGCCGGTTGGCTCTGGCAAATCCACGGTGTGTTGCTTTGAGATACTGCGCCGGTGCTACGAGATGCCCAAGTGCAAGGATGGCTTTCGCAGAAGCCGGTGGGTCATCGTGCGTAACACAAGAGATCAGTTAAAGAAAACCACGTTCAAAACTTGGACTCAGTGGTTTCCTGATGGGATAGTTGGCCACTGGAAAGAGTCGGACTCAACCTTCTATTTGGAGCTAGACGACATCCGGGCAGAGATCATGTTCATCCCATTGGATACCCCGGATGACCAACGCCGACTGCTGTCCCTTGAAGTGACCGGAGTGTTTGTCAATGAAGCCCGTGAAGTACACCCTGACCTGATAATTGCAGCCCGTACCCGGATGCCGCGCTACCCGTCAAAGGCCATGCTGCCGCCCGGAGAGAAGCAGTACTGGTCTGGGTTGATCATGGATACAAACCCGCCGTCCGAAGATTCTTGGCTGTACGAGCAGTTTGAAGTGAAGAAGCCAAACGGTTGGGAGATATTCAAACAGCCCAGCGGCACGTCCCCACATGCCGAGAACTTGGATGCGCTCGGGCCTACCTACTACGAAGACATGATGGATGGAGCGTCCGAGGACTTCATTCGGGTGCATGTCCACGGTGAGTACGGTCGGTCGTTGGTAGGACGGGCGGTGTATGAAACGTCGTTTGTCAAAGACTTCCACGTTGCCAAGGAACCCCTGCTGCCCATAGAGTTTGAGAACTACCCGATAATGATTGGGATGGACTTTGGGAGAACCCCGGCGGCGGTGTTTGGCCAGCGCACCCCGAAGGGGGCGGTCAACGTGCTGGACTCCTTGTACGAGGAGAACATTGGCCTAGAGAAATTTTTAGAAGAATACGTCAAGCCCTTGCTTGCAAAGAGGTTTCCACGTAACAGAGTTCTGGTAATTGGTGACCCTGCGGGGTGGGCCAAAACCCAGATAAGTGAGGAATCGGTGGCCGACGTGTTCCGAAGGCAGGGTATGTCTGCCATGCGAGCGCCTACGAATATTCCAGAGAAACGGATAGCTGCTGTAGAAAAACTATTTTCTAAGCAAATAGATGGCAAGGCCATGTTCCTGATCGACCCCCGGTGCAAACACTTGATACAGGGACTGTACGGCGGGTACAAGTACAAGCGAAAGCAGAACGGGGAGTACGAGACTTCCCCTATGAAAGATGCGTTCAGCCACGATCAGGATGCGCTGCAGTATCTGGCTCTGGGTATAGATAATGCAGGGGCGACGGCCATGTCGTCTGGTGCTAGACGGGAAGTTCAGACAGTTTCTTCCGCAGGCTGGGCGGCATGATATAATGCCATCTGCTTCATCTCCTTCGTTGCCAGACCATCCTCTGGCACTTGGCCCTCGCACCCGGTTCCGGGTGTGGGGGGTTTTTTCTATTGCGTAGTATTGTGGTAACCTGTTACAGTAGGGAAACAACCGTGGGAGCCTAATAATGGCTTTGGCCCTGATTCCTGTATCTAGCTCCTCGCAGCTAGAAACTCAGAAGCAAGCTCAGCAGCA